TAATATACGGTTACTATATATAAATATGGGTTAGTCCTCTAAATCTCTTAATTGAGTTTCATCTAATAGTTTAGATTTAGTTTCTTTTGTTTCTTCAAAGATTAATTTTTTATTATCTTCAAAAGAATCTTTAATTTGATGATAGACTGATTCAGCTTTAGTTGTGTTAGTTTCCATCACATTATCGTTGTCTGATGGAAATCCTCCATGCATTCCGTGAACTCCCAATCTATCTCTACCACCCATAGGATCTTTGTTAGTACCGTATACCGACATCTTTTCTTTTGGTCTACCGCCTTCAGGTCCTACTTCGTTATAACCACTAGGTACAGAACCTGGTCCTGCTCCTTTTTCAGTAGCAGTAGCTCTTCTACCGTACATTGATGCTAAGTCATGAGGTGTACCATAAGATCTACCAGATTTAGCCGGATCGTTTCCTTCTGCCTCGATTTGAGCATGTCTAAATGCTCTTTTACCGTCTTCTCTAACTAAATCTCTCATTTCATTATATTGATCTTCAGACATATCAAATATGTTTTCGTATATATAATCTGATGAGAATAGTTTAGAGTCTTTCATTTGATTAGCTAAATCTATCTTCTCTTTTAATAAAGCTACTTTTTCCTGTTCGTATATTACGGAAGGATTAGTTAATTTTAATTCGAAGTTAGTTAAACTCTCTCCAGTAAAACCTTGAGTATATAAATGAACCAGGGCTATTTTAGTTAGTTCTGATTCTAATATTTTTTGTATTCTTTCAACAGTTCTAGCGAATCTAATATCTTCTGCTGCAAGCGTTGCTTTACCTTGTAAGTCTCCTTCGTATCCGAAATATGCTTTCGGTATTTTAAGAGCTGCAAACATTTTAGCTTGTAAATATTGAATATCGTTTGTTCCGTCATAATCTAAACCTTTTGTAGTTTCGATTCTAGTAGAAGCATCTCCTCCTCTTACTGGTATATAGAAGTCTTCCATCATATTTTGCATGTTGAACTTCAAGTTATATTGACCGGTCTTAGGATCAACAAAAGGAGTTTTTTTCATAGTGTTGATAGTCTTTTGCATAAACTGATCAACTTCAGCAGGAGGAATAGAACCAACATTTACAAAGAAAGTTCTCTTTTCAGGAGCTCTCATTATACGATGAATTAACATCGCATCTTCCATTAATGTTAATTGCTTAAATATTTTTCTAGCAGGTTCAATATAAGATCTACCATAAGGTAAGTAAGCATGATCTGAAAGTAATCTAAAATGAGCTACTTCGTAATTATCTAGTTTAATTACGTTTGAATCTCTTTTTGGAATATAATTAGGATCTGCAGTAGATGCTAAACCAGCAGGATCTATAGTAAACTGCACTTCAGAAGGTTTCTCTGCATTAGCACCTTCATGTCTAGACATATTATATACTGTGTATGGAAGTATGTTGTAGACACCAAACTTTTCTGCTATTTCTAATTTTAAGAAGTAATCTCCATATTTAAGCATACCTCTTGTCCATGACCATAAGTTAAATTCAATATTTAAAACATCGTAAAATAAATTATATAAAACTCTTTGTAAGTTCTCGTCAGAAGATTTTACAGATAGTACTTCTCCTAAATCATTTTTTAAAGTAGCTTCGTCTGCTAATATGTCTAAAGCGGAAGCTATAATAGGATCTGTATCCATAGCTTCATAATCAGAGTATAACTGTATTCTTAATGTTTGGTAGTTAAGAGTAGGGTTAAATAAGTTTTTATTGTTATATATGTGGAGTCTTGAGAATCTATCAATTAATGCATTAGTCTCAAAGTTACCAGTAGTTTGAATACGATTTATGTCGGCTACCTTAAGATCGGTGCCTCCTACGTTTCTTATTATTACATCCGAAGAAAAAAGTCTTTGCAGTCTTCCAAATAGTGATTTATCGGCCATTCAATGAATATTTAGATTCAGTATATATTATAAATAGCTACATTATAATAACCAAGATATATCTTCTTGACCATAGCCATTATCTATAATATAAGGATTATTTTGCTGATTTCCAACTCCTTTCATAACTGCTTTGTTTTTAGCATTTAAATTCTGGAAGGAGGATAACTGTGCTCTAGCTAAGTCCATACCCTGTTGTCTTAATCTTAATGCAGTATCTCTTACATATAATGCAGTAGCAGCAGATATTAACAAATCATCATTATAGTTTACTTGAGCTTGAGGTTTTCCGTTTTTCCATACAAATACTCTCATTTCTCCAAGTAATCTTTTAGATTGTATAGTAACTCCTCTTTCTCTAATATATTCTATCATTTTAGCTACAACTAAAGGTCTAGTTCTAACTGACATAGTAAACCCGGGAACCAATTTATCTCTTTCATATTTAGACATATATGATTCTACGGTTTCCATTTGAGAGGTAGAACTATAATATAAATTACTATATTGACGTTCCATTATTTGTTCTATTGTAGCCCATCCAATATTTGCATTTTCTACTACTAATAGTGCATCATTATATTCTGATGCTATTCCTACTAATACATTACCGAAGTCTTTAGGAGATAATTTACCTTTATATTCACCAACTTGTGTACAAGATTCTATATCAAATATATGAAATGCAGAATAATCCGCAGAGTCACCTCTAGCAACGTCAGCTACTACCATATATGATTTAGTATAGTCTACTCCTTCCCAAATCCATAAATTACCATCTACACCCCTTTTTTCTAAAGGTTCTTTTAAATATGTCTGTTCATAGAATAACATATCATCTGGTTCAAATACTGTATCACCAGAAGCTAAGAAATCACAATCACACTCCTGTCCTGCCATTCTAGGTCCTAAATCTGAGTCTTGCTGATCTCTCCATTCTTGATCTCTTTCAGGGTGAACCGTCCATGGTAACTTTATAGGTAAGAATGAATTCTCACCGCTTTCTGCTTTTTCCCAAGTTTGATGAAACCAGTTACCAATACCGTTAGGAGTTGATAAAGCCATACATTGTCCACCGGTTGCTAGTGTTTGTTGAGCTGCTGTAAACGTTTCGTCAATGTTATCAACAAAGGCTGCCTCATCGATAAGTAGTAGTGATACTGCCTCGGATCTTGCTGCATCAGTATTAGAAGATTTCGCTGTAATTTTAGATCCATTTTTAAGTCTTAATGATAATTTATTTTTTTCTAATGCTGTCAAACGTAACCATTTAGGTAACTGATCATACATAAACATTGTCTTAGAAACTAAGTTACGTGCAGTTGCTTGAGTAGTTGCTAATGCTAATACGTTTTTATCTTTATGAAATAACATCAACCACAAAGAATAGGCAGCAGATAAAGTTGATATACCTAACTGTCTTGACTTTAATGTAATAATATATTGATTGTCTCTAAATAAATGTAGTACTTTAGACTGAAATGGGTATAGATTAAAGAGTATTCTACCACGAGTAGGGTGTTGAATATAGCAGTACTTCTTCATAAAGTACGCCGGATCTTTAGCGCACTTGATATATTCTTGTGCGATTATTTTCTTTATATTTTGTGACATAACTAACTTACTTTAATATAAACAGAAGAAATAGAACTTTTTGAACCTGCGTAATTTACTACATCGGTAAGAGCGTTAATTACTTTTCCTTTATCTCCTGTTTCTAAAACTTTTATTACAGTAAGAGCTTGATATTTAGAAGAAATCCAATCAGTAGACTTTTCTTTCAACTCTTCTGCTGTTATTTTAAATCCTCCGTATTTAGATGCTATATCTATAAAATTATTTATAAATGATTCAGATAGAGTAATAGCATCTGCTAATGCATTTTTTTGAGAAGGAATACCGTCTAAACCGTTTTTCTTTAATAACATAGCTAAAACTCCTCCTCCTATCTTTCCTTGAGCTGCTGTTTTACCTTTTAATTCACCTTGGAAACTAGTTCCATCAGTAGAAAAAGTTCTTAGTTGCATTGTAGCTCCTGATTTGAAATTAATATAGGCATCTTTAGAGTTTGCTGAAACGGTTGATGAAGCATAATCATCTTTCTCAGTTACTAGTTCTCTATTTAAAATACTAAATTTACTATCTGGTCCTAATTTTTTTAACGATACTCCTATAAGCTTTTTTTCATCAAATAACTCTACTAAATGATTATTTAACTCTTCTATACTGTTGTTGTTTAATTTAATATTTTTAGCTGTAGGAGAAACTAACCATATATCAGCAGGATTCCATTTATCGTCTTGTACTCTCCATCCATTTTCTTTTCTTACTTTTTTCCAAGAATCATAAATAGATTCTACAAAACTAGAGCCTCTATGGAATTCAAATCCTTTG